TAGACGGCGTGTGTATAATGTTACGCCAAGCGTCGATGCGTGGGTCGATTGGGCAACCGGTCATGATGTTACCCCGCTGACAATCTCGTTTGCGGTATCTAACCCGACGCTGGTGTTTGCTGACGAGGTGCCGGAGAAGCAAGGGTCGTGGTGCACACCGCGTTCGCTGGTCATGATGGACAACAGCATGAAGGTTAAGCTGGCACGGCTGGGGCACTTCCCGGATGACGCCAAAACTATCGAAGGTGCAATGGGTCTGATCGGCCCAACCGCAGCGCAATACTTCGCTCACGTTAGGCTAGAGAAGGAGATGCCGAAATTCGAAATCATCGTTCGCGATCCGGAGAACGCTAAGGTGCCGTTGAAGCCTGATGCGCAAATGCTGGTGGTGTTCAATCTGGCGCACCGCGTCGAAACTAAGAACGTCAAGCAGGTGATCCAGTACATCTCGCGGATGCCGAAAGAATTCGCGGTCACGTTTGCGAAAGCTGCGTGCAAGCGCAACCATCAACTGGTGGTCGATCCGGCAATGCGGGCTTGGAGCGCTAGCAACGCTTCGCTGATGGCGGCGTTGACGGCATAAGAAGTCAGGCGCACTCAGGCGTGCGTGGCTGCGGGCTGGCATCCCGACATCACTGCCGCTTACTTCAGGAGGTAACAGGAGAATAAAGATGGTTAGATTTCCGCCAGAGAAAGATCCGTTGCCCCGCGCGGCAGATTTGCATAACGCGGTAGGTCTTCTTGTAATGCGACGTGATGTACTTTGCCGTACATATTTTAATCAGCAGATAAAGAACCCTGGATACCCGTGCTCACGCGTGGGGTAGCTTTTTGTATTTGGATCAACGGCGTGGACTAGTTGAGTTTTTGAGGCAGCGGCGCGCTGCTATTTTTATCGTCAACTCGTTCGTCTTTATCAAGAAGTGCGCGAGGACCATGTAACGGACATTTCCAGTCTGCGCGAAATATATGCGGGCGTGACGGATCAAATCCACGATCTGCGGGCGGACACGTACATCCATGTGCCAAGGCCCCGGGAGAGCCCGGATGCAAGTGCGGGGCCTGCATGTTCAGTTGGTGAATTCGTTTCATACCCGCTAACGCTCAGCCTTGGCGTTGGTTTCGCCCAAAATGGATGCGGCACCCAAATGAGCGTCAAGAAGAGAACGCCGAAGCCCTAGCATAATAATAAAAATCGCCGCTGTCAACCCAGGAGGTAACATAAGATGGTTAGATTTCCACCAGAGAAAGAACCGCTACGCGAAATTAAATACCCTGCTGGTTACCCCAGTGGTAGCGGCATCAAGATCGCTGTTGTTTTTCCGAGCGATCTATTCACCAACATCATAACCATGGCGAAGCGCGAGAACAAGACGTTCAACGAAATGGTCGTGGAGTTATGCCGCGTAGGCAAGCTCGATCTGGAAGAGAGCGATGCGCTTGAAATTACTTCCTAAAGTAAATCTCATCACTGTCACCAAAAAGGTAACTGACATGACGCTCAAAAATTGGATCATCGATCTACATTGCGACTTCGAAACCAAAGAGCAGGAAGAGATCATGCTCAACGAGGTGCGTGCAGCAGCCAAGATGCTGCTGACGCAGGCGCGGCTGCTAGCTGACAAGCGCAAGCCCGACATCGCCATCCACAACGACGACATGTATGAAGGGCGCGATCAGATCGATCTGTTCACGCAGGAAGAGAAGGAAGAATATGGTATATAATGGCCTCTTCCCTTTGCTTGGCTTCCCGCATGAGTCCAACGCATGTGACGGCAACGTTGCCTATAGCGCCTACGTCGGCGACGACTGCCGCATCGTGATGTGGAAACGGCACCAGCGTTACGGTGGATATGCGGTTAACCTTTATCGTAACCACATGACGGATAATATTCCGACGCATCAGAAGGATCGCTACAGCTACAATCAAGAGCCGATCTCTGTAGCAGATGCACTCGAAGCGCAGCTTGCTATCTTCTATCTAATCCAGAAACACTTACCTCAAGAGGTTATCGATGACATCAATAACAGTACAGCCCCCGGCCCAGACCAAACCGCAAGCGTGCGAGTTGACCCCGCATCAAGAGAAGCTGTGGAGTGATACGCGCGTTGCGTTGCTGTGGCATCAACCAGCCTTTAGCCATATTTTCTATTCAATGTTAGACAATGCGCACTCAAAGCACGTCGCGATGTTCACCAAGGACGTACCGATTGCCGCGACAGACGGCTCTAACTTGCTGCTTAACCCGGATACATTCTTCAAGTATAATCTCAACGAGCGCATCTTTATCGTCACCCATGAAATTATGCACTGTATTTGGAACCATATTGGTCTGATGCATTCGTTCATGCGTCGCGGTAAAGTAAGCTACCCAGACGGCACATCGCTGCCGTATGATCAGGAGACCATGAACATCGCAACCGATTTGGTGATCAACGATTGCCTGATCGAGTCCAAGATCGGGCTCTTTAATAAGGACTGGCTGCACGATGTGACTTACGCGACCGCCAAGGACAGCGCCATTGATGCCTACAAGAAAGTGTTTAGGGCGCGCCAAGGTAAAGGCGGCGGCAACCCCAAAGGCAAAGGCTTCGATCAACATCTTGCACCGGGTACCTCGCAAGGTAAGGATGCACAAGAGACAGCGGCGGGTCGTAATGAAGTTGAGTGGGCGACGCAGATCGCCGCAGCCGCCAATGCAGCGAAAGCGCAAGGAAAGTTACCTGCGGGGTTAGAGCGTCTACTGGGAGAAATCCTAGAACCGAAAGTGGACTGGAAGGATAAGATCATTGCCATATTTGCTCGTAAGGTCGGTTCTGGCAGTAACGATTGGCGTCGTCCTGACCGCCGTCTTATTGTCCGCGATATTTACGCTCCCGGACGCAGTGGTTACGGCGCTGGTACTGTTGTCATTGGCATTGATACTTCTGGCTCTATCGGTGAAAAAGAGCTGAACATGTTCTTCGCCGAAATGTCTGGCATTCTTGAGGACGTTCGTCCCAGAAGGATGGTGGTGATGTGGTGCGACGCTAAGGTGCATCGGGTCGACGAGATCGAGGAAGCTGCCGATCTTTGCGCACTCAGGAAAAAAGGCGCACCGGGTGGCGGCGGCACCAGTTTCGTTCCGGTGTTCGACGAGATCAAAAACATGGGTTTAGACGATGTAGATGCTCTGGTCTACATGACGGACGGGTATGGCTCGTATCCTAAAGAACAACCAAGCTACGCCGTGGTCTGGGGCAGCATCAGCGGTCCCAATGCAGTTTGTTATCCGTGGGGTGAAGTAGTCGACATCCCGCAACAAGCTATCTGAGAGGGTGTAACCCCCGCAGCGGTTCGTGGCTTACGGCGAACGTGACGCCTGTGAGATGTGAGGACTTCTCTCACGGGCTAGGCGATACAAGGCAGGGTTCTGGCCCTCTCAGATTTGAGGTGTTCACCAGTGAAATCCTGCAAGCCACACTTACCACCCACCCATTACCCACAGGAGTAACTCTTGAAAAAGAAACCAATGAAGCGACGGCTGAAACCAAAGCTGCCGGTAATGTATTTTATTACGCGGAAGCAGATAGCAGCTTTCTATCATGCAGTAGCTGCTGGCAAGTATAAGGGTCGCAAAACAGAACAGTATCACGTCGAACATATGTTTTTCTCGGCGGCTGCGGCAAACGTCATTAAGTAATCCACCTACAGGAGTAACTAACATGGCTGAATTCTACGGCTCCGTGCAAGGCGCACAGGGTGAAGCTACGCGTCTGGGTCACACCAATTCTGGACTGCGAACATCGGCACAGAGCTGGGACGGCAGCATCATTGTCAATCTCTACAAGAATGCTGTCGACGATGTAGTGTGTGTCGATATCTCTATTGCCAACGGCAGTAAGAAGAATGGCGGGCATACGCTGTATTCTGGCCCCATCAAGAACCTGTTTAGCGATCAATATAACTTCGGGAGGTAACCATGCGTTATATAGTTCAGCTATCACGGGAGGCGACGGAGATTGCCTCTATCGAAGTCATAGCCACCAGCGAAGTCGAAGCGGTCAACATCGCCTTCAAGGAGATCGACCGGCTCAAGGATACATCGCAAGACAAACGGGTGGAGTTTGTCGAGCTTACGCTCAAGCCGAATGGGGGATCGATATGGGAAGAAGTAAGTGTCGAGCCAGTAAAGTAGCGCACTCAACCCCACGGAGTAACTATGGCTGCCGCATTCAATACCAACACCATGAACGACCTGACGACGGCTCTGCGGAACCTGTATTACAGACGACAGCGGATCGGGAAGCTGCTTCTTACTTTTGAAGAATACATCCAGACATTCGTGCCGTATGAAGCGCGTGATATAATCCGGAATGCGGCACCGTATACCGCGGCTACGTATCGAAGCCACAAATGGCACCTTCGTCTGCTAAGCGGCGATGCAGTTAACGCTACATTAGCGATACATGAAACCAGTGATCATGCTGGTGGGGCATACGCACCACCCGTGATGCGTCATCTCGTAATCCAAGGCGATGCTCCGTCGGAAATTACTGAACGAATTTATTCGTGGGTTGAACGTGGTGGTAACCCCTCGCGCGACTTCGGTCGTGTGCTGAGCGTGTTGAACATACTCAACGTAAACTTTTCTCGGGTTGCCATCCGTTACTACTGGCCTACGATCCTTGCGCTCATGAGCGAGACTGGCAAGATGGGCGATACCGTGCAGGAGGGGCAGGATCTCAAGCAACCTGCAAGGTTGAAACCGTTACCTCCGGGGTTATCCCAAGCATGCCGATTGACGGCGGAGACAATTGCGACGACGCGATTGATTCCGTCGGATGCGGCGGAGCCGGACAGCATTGGAATGACGGTGCTCGATATCGTGTCGGGGCAACAGTACAAGGAAGCGTTTGGGACGTTCTGGGGAATGACTTAAAATAAAGAGCCGGTCAGGGTCTGGACTCCACTGACCGGCTCGCACACTCTCCACCCACAGAGAGAAGTTCTTCCCACAGGAGAACACGCTTTATATGGCGGATGCTTTATAGGGTGTCAACAGGAATTTAATCATGAGAACCGTGGTGCTTGATTTTGAGACGTACTACGACAAGGAATATTCCTTAAGGAAGATGACGCCGGTCGAGTACATCCTTGATCCACGTTATGAAACCATTCTCTGCGCCGTTAAGGAAGCGTGGCCCAATGTCGGACGCCCGACACAAATCATAGACGGGGAAAATTTCGGTGACTGGGTTTCCGGTGCCGGACTTGAGGACGCCTGTGTCGTTTCGCATAACGCTTTGTTTGACATGTGTATTTTGTCATGGCGCTACAATGTTCGTCCACGCTTGATGGTTGATACCTTAGGGGTAAGTCGCGCGCTGCTGGCGCATCGGCTGCGGTTCATGAGCCTCGCCAAAGTGGCTGAGTATCTTGGGCTAGGTGCCAAGGGCGGCGAAGTTGCCAACGTCATCGGCATGACACGCGCCGAAATTAAAGCTGCTGGGCTATGGCCACGCTATGGCCAATACTCCGCCAACGACGCCGAACTCTGTGCAGGCATTTACGATAAGTTAGTAAGGAGCGGCTGCTTCCCAGTGCGGGAGATAGCGGTAATGGATATGGTGCTGCGCTGCGCCACGGAGCCAAAATTCCTTTTGGATCAACAAGCTATTGCAGAGCATCTGGCGGGCGTGCAACGGGATAAACTGGAACTGCTAGCGAGTGCCATGCTGGCCGGTGCCTACAACGGCAAGAGCGATCTGATGTCAAATGAAAAGTTCGCTAACTGCCTGCGCAGCATCGGCTGCGAACCGCCAAGAAAAATCTCGCCAACAACTGGCTTGTGGACTTATGCTTTCGCCAAGACCGATAAAGAGTTCATCGCGCTGGAGGAACACCCGGACCCTATGGTGCAGGTGCTAGTGGCGGCGCGCACAGGTCACAAGAGCACGCTGGAGGAGAGCCGGTCGGAGCGAATGCTCAACATCGCCAATCTTACTTGGCCGGGTAACCCGCAGAAGCGGATGCCAATCCCGCTAAGATATGGTGGTGCACATACCGGCCGATTGAGCGGGGACTGGAAGCTTAACCTGCAAAACTTGCGGCGAGGGGGGAAGCTGCGAAGCGCACTCATCGCGCCGCCGGGTCATAAAGTCATCACCGTTGACGCCTCCCAGATCGAAGCACGTATCGTGGCGTGGATCTGCAATGAGCATGGTCTAGTACAGGACTTCGCCGACGGCATCGACGTTTATGCCAAGTTTGCCTCGCAAGTATTTAATTACTTCGTAAGTAAGTCGACTCATCCCAATGAGCGCTTCATGGGCAAAACCGCAATCTTAGGCTTGGGCTACCAAGTCGGCGGTGTCAAGTTTCAGAACACCATCGAAGTGCAGAGCCAGTTACAGCTCGGCACCAAGATCGAGATGTCGCTGGATCAAGCAACCAACGTTGTCAACTATTATCGCCATAAATATTTCAGCATCTCCGGGACATGGAAGCGGCTGCAGAGCATCGGTCTGGCGGTACTAAACGGCAGCGGTAATGGGTTCACTCTGGGACCGTGTGAGTTTGAGAAGCATGCGATCCGGTTACCCAACGGGTTACGGCTGCACTATCATGGGTTACGCTCGGACTATACTGAGGAATTCGGCAACGAGTGGACGTTCGAATATGCCGAAGAACGCAAGAAACTGTACGGCGGCAAGATACTGGAGAATGTTGTACAGGCGCTGGCGCGCATCCACACTATGGACGCTGCTTTGCGTATCCAGAAACGCGTCCGGCTTGCCATGCAGGTGCATGACGAGTTGGTCTACGTCGTTCCAGACGCCTACGTCGACGAAGTAAGTACGCTGGTAGTGGAGGAAATGATCAGGCCGCCATCTTGGGCACCCGATCTGCCATTGGCAGCAGATTTCGGTGTTGGACAATCCTATGGAGAGGCAGGTGAAAACAAGTAGGGTTAACGTTAACCACATATTTGTCGGGACTGTGTCTTTTTTGCTCTAGTCGAACTACTCAACCGGTGCGATATCGGTTACTCACTCACGAATGGGGAAATCAAAATGAAAGCCTATCTTGCGACGACGTCATTGCTGTGCCTGATCGTGACGTCGCCCGCTCTTGCGCTCGATCCGACGATAAACCAGCATGTGCCAGTAGTCGATCCGACAATAAACCAGCATGTGCCAGTAGTCGATCCGAAGATAAACCAGCATCCGCCAACCGTAACTCCACCGGGAGTTTCTCCCGGACCGGCGACCAACGCTACTGCAACTGGTACGGGAGTAGGTGTAGCCAACTCTCAATCGAAAAGTGGCGCGGTTGCCATCTCTGGTCAGGGCGGTAGGGGCGGCAATAGCTCCCTCACCATCAATAACCCGGCCAACACCACGTCCACGGTTAATACCAACGTATCTGGTACCACTACCTCCAACATTAATCAGCATGTCTCTGGCGCTACCCGCGTCGAAACCGTCGCGTCGGGGACGCAGACACTAAAAAACGTACCAAGCATGGTCGCGCCCGGTTTGACCGCTGCCGGGCTCGAAACCTGTCTTGGTTCAGCATCTGGTGGCGCAAGCGTTGTGGGGTTTGGAGCAACATTTGGAACGACCATCCCTGACCCCGGCTGCCAAGCTCGCCTTGATGCTCGCACGCTCTGGAGCATGGGCTTGAAAGGGGCGGCGGTGGCGCGGCTCTGCATCCGGGAGGACATCTATCGGTCGATGCCGGACATCTGCGCCCGCTACACGCCGATGGTTACCTCGGCAGGTTACGAACCAGTCGTGAGTACCCTGATGTCAGCGACGGCCGACGCCGCTCCAAGAGGTACCTCGATTGAGGTAATCGACGGTAAGACGGGTATTACCCGGCCTTGTGACGACTACAATGCCGTCAGGCAGAAGTGCTTGAATTGGGCAGACGCTGCGCCTAAGCGAACCAGAGTGGCGGCGAAGCCAAGGAAATCAGTAGTCGCGGCGGCGAAACCTGCCCCGGCAGTTGCAGCGATCAATATGGCGGTGAAGAAGGAAGAGCCGATCACGCCGTAAGGGGACGTGCCCCAACATCCGCTGCCAGTTGGGGCTCGTAAGGTTAATCGGCGGCATCCTCATGGAGACTACATACAATGCGTAAACTTTTGCTCGCTTCCGTCGCTCTTGTTCTCGCTTCGCCCGCTATGGCGCAGCAACTGAGCGTCGGCACCGGCTTCAACTTCGGTCACGTACAGACCGGTGCGGCCACGATCTCGGCTGGTTCGGCGGCGGCCGGTTCGCTCGCGGCTGGTTCTAACACCAGTCTCGGCGCTGGCTTCGCCACTCAGACCCCGGCAGGTGGCATTACTGCTGGTGTCGGCGCTTCGGCTGGTCAGTCCCAGTCGGTGTCAGGTGCAGCTTCCATCGGTAACGGTGCGGCGGCAACTGGCGGCTTCGCCAACAACATTGGTGCCGGTGTCGGCATCGGTTTCAATAACTAATTACTTCTGTGGTACACTTGCCCCGGTGCGGATTACCCCCCTGCACCGGGGATCTTTTTGTTACTTCGGAGGTAACCATGCCCCCAACGTGCGCAAACAATATGCGCTGTAATCTTATATGTATCGCCGTTAGCGATAGCTGTTACGCAGGTGGACCAGCCAGAGCTGTTTGCAAATGTGATACCCACAACTTCATGCTAGACTATGGCGGTCCCTACAATGCAAACACGCTGTGCCCCATCGGACAGATTGAGGAAGCACGCGACGAGGCGCTAGCGCTGATCGAGGAGGCCAACAAATGAGCACCACCACAGCATATGGCGGCGGCGAATATAAACCTAAACCCAAACCGTTTGCTTGGAGCTACTCGAAGCTGAAAAACTTCGAAGTGTGCCCCAAGCGACACTACAATGTGGACGTCATCAAGAAGTTCAAGGAAGAAGAGGGTGAAGCCCTACAGTGGGGCAACGCTGTCCATAAGGCGCTGGCAGCGCGCTGCGGCTCACAACGAGTTCCCCTGCCGACGACCATGATGGGCTATGAGAAGTGGGCGGCGGCGATTACTTCTGGAGGTAACGCTACCATTCTGGTCGAGCAGCAACTGGCCATCGACGACATTTTCGGCCCGACAGATTGGTTCTCCAGTGACGCCAAGAAAGCGGGCAAGAACGAACCGTGGTATCGGGGCATAGCCGACGTGCTTAAGATTGCCGGGCCGGTGGCGCTGGCGATAGACTGGAAAACTGGAAAGATTATCGAAGATGCGCCGCAACTGGCATTGCTGGCGGCGTGTATCTTTGCGCATCATCCCAAAGTCCTGAAGGTGCGCAGCGAGTTTATCTGGCTCAAGGAAGATGCGCGCACCCGCGAAGACTTTAACCGCAACGAAATGGCTGCGGTCTGGAGAGGTCTGTGGCCACGCATAGAGGTGCTGCAGCATGCACATGAAACACTTAATTACCCACCCAAGCCCGGATATCTGTGTCGACGATATTGTCCAGTTACAACATGCCCTCACCACGGTGAAGAGTGATGCTGAGCGGATAATCTGCAGGACCAAACTGGAGCAGGCGGTGGGTCGCGCAGCGCTTGGACCGGCGCGGCGGGATCATGCCGTGTTTAAAGGGAAAGAAGAATTACAACGCCGCTTCGGCGTGCAGGCGGTCGCTGCCGCATCGTGGGAGATACGCGACGGCGAGTATTGGGCGGACGTCATGGTGCAGCCTGCTGACGGCGCTGCGCTGCAGACGTTCACTGAAAGGCTTGACGAGTTTCCCAGCGATGAATGCATCGCCAACATAGCGTTGATGGTCTGATGACCCCTGAAGGCAAGATTAAGAAGCTAATCAACGACGTACTGGCTAGCTATCCTGAGTCCTATGTGTACATGCCGGTACCGTACGGCTACGGCCCAAGCACGCTTGATTACTTGATCTGTCACTATGGAAGATTTATTGCCATCGAAGCTAAGAAACCCGGTGGCAAGCCGACGGATCGGCAGGAGCTAATCATCGCTCAAATCCAAACCGCTGGTGGCGATGCATTCGTAATCGACAGCACTGATAAGTGCCATCGTCTAAGAGTTTTTCTAGAACAGGTGAAACAAAATGCTACCGGTCAAAGTAAGCCCCAAGCACCGCCTAGTAGGGGTGCCCCAAGCGGAAAATATCCAAAACCTATTTCCAAACGCGAAGCACTTGATACATGGCGGCGTCCCGCACATTCTCCTGCCGCACCTGCCGATGGAGACTTATCTGCTACGGCGGATGGGCTACGACGTTCCGAGCCCGATCCTGACGCATTATAATTGGTGTAACGGTAAGCCGTTTGTATCGCAGCGTTCAACGTCAGCCATGCTTACGCTCGAACAGCGTGCCTATGTCCTCAACGGCATGGGCACCGGCAAAACCAAGGCGGCGCTGTGGGCGTTCGATTACCTCAGAAGTAACAATGTCTGTAAGAAGATGCTGGTTAGCGCCCCGCTATCCACGCTGACGTTCACATGGTGGAGGGAAATCTTTGACACAGTGCCACACCTTAGATGCGCCGTATTGCATGGCACCAGAGCTAAGCGACTTGAACTGCTGGCTACCGACGTCGACATCTACATCATCAATCACGACGGCCACAAAGTCATCCTCAACGAACTGCTGGCGCGTGACGATATCAATGTACTCTGTATTGATGAACTTGCCGTGTTCAGGAACGGAATGACATCGCGCGTCAAATCCATGAAGCGGCTTGCCGACCGCATGGATTGGGTATGGGGCATGACGGGTTCACCAATCCCGACATCGCCAACGGACGTGTGGGCGCAGGCGCGACTGGTTACTCCCAATAGGGTACCCAAATATTTCAGCCGCTACCGCGAACAGTTGATGGTCAAGCATGGGCCGTTCGATTGGACCCCACGGCCCACTGCCGTCGATGAAGCCTACGCCACCCTGCAGCCCGCGGTGCGGTTCACACTGGATGACGTAGTGGAGCTGCCGCCGCTGATTGAGCGCTATATCGACGTCGATATGGGGGATAAGCAGGAGAAGATTTATCGCGCTCTCATGACGCAGTGCTACGCCGCTATACAAAACCACGAGATCACGGCGAAGAACGCGGGCGCGGTGGTGATGAAGCTGCTGCAGGTGTCCACTGGCTGGGTCTATTCCAAGACGAGGGACGTCGTTACGCTGGACAACGGCAACCGCATTCAGGCGCTGCTCGACGCCATTGAAGGCACTGACCGCAAAGTGTTGGTGTTTGCGCCCTTCAAGCATGCTCTAGCTGGTATTTCTGCAGCGCTTACTTCGGGAAGTTACGAACATGCTGTTATCGATGGCGATACACCTGCACCAGAGCGCGCAAGAATTTTCAACCTGTTTCAAAACACTGAAAAATTCCGCGTCATCTTGGCTCATCCTCAGTGTCTTGCGCATGGCATTACGCTTACCGCCGCCGACACAGTCATCTGGTTTGCTCCGGTTATGTCTCTGGAGATTTACGATCAAGCGAATCATCGCATTCGCCGCGTGGGTCAACACCATAAGCAATTAATCTTGCACCTGCAGAGCACACCGGTTGAGAAAAAGATTTACAAAATGCTGCAGGCAAAGCAGAAGATACAAGAACAACTTTTAAAACTCTTCGAAGAGAGTACTCTGGACAATCCGATTACTTAGCCACCCACCCCACAAGGAGAAGCCATGACGAATTTTTCCGTGCGCGTTGCGCAATACGTAAAATTGCGTGACTTGATCAAGGACAAGGAAAAAGAGTTCAAAGAGAACCTAGCGCCTTATAAAAAGGCACTTGAGGACCTCAATTCAGTGTTGCTAAATCACCTCAACCAAGTCGGTGCGAATAGTGTTAACACCGACGAAGGAACGGTCTATCGTACCGAGAAGAACTCGGCATCGCTAGCCGATCCTGCGGCCTTTATGGAATACGTGATCGCCAACGAAGCCTACGATCTGATGGATCGTAAGGCCAACGTCACGGCTTGCGCGGAATTCATGAAAGAGCACAACACATTACCTCCGGGAGTAAACTTTTCCAGCGCTTACATTGTCGGCGTTCGCCGACCAACAGAAGAGAAAAAGAACGGCAATTCCTCACCCAAGGAGAAATAAATGACAAAGATGCTTCCCGGTTCGTTTGGCCCAGTGTCCACTGTTTTCGGCAATGACGACAGCGACGACAAGTTATCCACAGGTATCAAGATCGGCTACCCGATCTTGCGTATCAAGGGCAAGGTTTGGTCTATTACTCGTGGTGGTGCTGAGCCGTTCGTGCTGATGCGCAAGGACAATGACGGCCCGCGCAACTCCATCGACGTAGTGCTTCTTGCCGCGTCGCAATATGTGTCCAAAGTCTGGTACGAGAATGGTTACGAGGAAGGCGCAACCAATCCGCCCGACTGCTTCTCGCCCAACGGCATCGTGCCGGATGCGGCGTCGACCAAGAAGCAGAACAACACCTGTGCAGGCTGCAAGCAGAATGCATGGGGTTCCAAGATTACCCCGGCAGGTAAGAAGGCCAAGGCGTGCACTGATAGTAAGCGCGCAGCGGTTGCACCTCTCGGAGACATCAGGAACGAGGCGTTCGGTGGACCAATGTTGCTGCGTGTCCCTGCGGCTTCGCTGGCCGATTTCGGGAACTACGGCGACGGCATGGATGCCCGTGGCTACAAGTACTGGACCATCGGCACCAAGATGAGCTTCGATACAGGCGAGTCGTATCCGAAGATTGTGTTCGAGCCAATTCGACGACTTGAGGATGAAGAAGCCGTCGCAGTGCTGGAACTGCGCAAGTCACAGGCGGTGCAGAACATTCTCGCCGAAAGCGACTTAGCGCAGGAGGCGGTTGTTGAGGCGACTATCAAGCTACCGGCCGGGTTTCATGGCGAAGATGTTGAGGAGCCTGTTACCCAGAAGGTAACTCCTCCTCCGCCACCCCCAGCGAAGGAAGCAAAGGAACCGAAAGAGACCAAGGTCACCAAGCTACCCCCGCAACCGTCCCCTATTAACGACGGGTTCGGTGGTTCTGAGCCAGCGAAGGTTATCAGCCCCCAGCCAAAGCCTAAGCGAACTCAGGCCGCCGTATCGCCGCCGCCGCCTTTCGAAGCCCCCGACGAGGTGGCGGCGGACGATAGCTTTGAAGCCAGTCTGGACGCCCAAATCGAAAACCTGCTTCCGGAGAACTAGCACTTTTGGGGGGCGGGAAATCGCCCCCCATCCCACCTACCCACAGAAAGCAAGTCATGCTGGACGCTCAAGAATACCTCGCCAAGGTGCTGCCTTGGCCGCAGGATGGCGACCCGCCTGCCCACATCAATCTTCACTGGTCCCTCGACAAGATGGGGAACAACGGCAAGCCGATCTGGACCGGCCGAGCTACTCATTCAGTGCAGGAAGCGGTTAAGACTGTGAAGTGGGCGCTGTCGCTAGCCGACGTGAAGGACATCTATGTCTGCATGTCCTCGCAGAAGGACGCACTGCCGAAGATCTCCAAAGGTGGACACAGATATCTATTACCAATCCGTGGCACGGCGAACGCTGTCGCGCTTAAAAGCCTGTACATGGACATCGACGCCAAGGGAAAGGATAAGGACAGTTATGACACACTGGCGGAGGCGCTCGTTGCGTTCAACGATTTCATCACCGATGTTGGGCTCCCAAGACCTAACGTCATCGTCAAGACAGGAGGCGGCTTTCATGTCTACTGGACCTTCGAACGCGCACTCACCATACCGGAGTGGCAGCCATTATCGAATGCCTTGGCGGCAGCGGCTAAAGCGCATGGCCTTAAATGTGATACAGGGTGTACTGTTGACGCTGCTCGTATTCTTCGCATACCGGGCACTTTCAACCGAAAGCTGGATGTTCGTCGCCCTGTTGTTCTCGCTGGTGGCAGGACAGGCGGTGATTATCTTCTGGCCCGACTTGAAAGATCTCTAGATCCCTACAAGACGCTTACCCCGAAAGTAACTCCGGCTGCACCCCCAGCGTGGACGGCTGTACTTCCTCAACTGACGCCGATCACTGGCGGCAATGATCTGTCGGCGGGCATCGAGAAGAACTCTGGGCCGCCGATTGATATCAAAGATGTCGCGAATGAATGTCCTTTTATTCGCGAGGCACTTACCACGGGGGGTAAGGACTTCGGCAATCCGCTATGGAATTTGTCGACGTTGATCGCAACCTTCACAGAAGGCGGGCGCGCCGATGCTCACGCGATGGCCAACGGGCATACCACCTACTCCACTGAAGAAACGGATGCGCTCTATGACAGAAAAGAGAGAGACCGCAAGAGCAAGGATCTTGGCTGGCCTGCGTGCCGCACGATCTCATTATCGGGGAGTGGGGTATGTCAAAGCTGTTCACACCTTGCGGCAAATCGATCTCCTCTCAACTTTGCCACAGCTCAGCCTGCGGCGGCGGGCGGCGCTGCGGCAAATGCGCCCGGCGGCGCAGGAGCAAGTACAGGCCAATTTTCGCCCCTACCAGATGGATACTCGCAAAGTCCGGATGGAGTGGTCAGCCAACTTCTCACCCAAGAAGACGGCAGCCAATTATCTGAACCTATCTGCCGATATGCCCTGTTCGACGGATACCTTGAAACCTACCCAGACTGGACCCTGAACTTCTCAACCCACCTCGAAACCGGCAAGACCACCCGTATTTCGGGATTTACCGAGCATCTGACAGACAAGACTTCAATGTCTAGGTGTCTGAGCAGACAGGGTATAGCCTTGCATGACAGTGAGTCCAAACGCGTAAGGGAGTTTTTCGTGTCGTGGATCAAAACCTTACAGGAGTCCAAGATGGTCGTTGGCTCCGTGCCCTATGGCTGGAGCACCGACTCCAAGTCCAACATTGAAGGTTTCGTCTATGGTGGAAACCTCTGGATGGCTAACGGCAACACCCGTCAGGCATCCAACCCCGACAAGGTGCTGGCGATGCGCTATACGCCACGCGGCGGCGGTAAAACTTCATGGGTGGCGGCAGCGAAGCTGATCACCGACCAGAAACGCCCGGCTCTGGATGCCATTGTTGCGTCGGCATTCGCCGCTCCGCTGATTAAATTCTGCTATGAGCCGGGCATCCTTATGAGCACCTACTCGACCAAGTCGGGCATCGGCAAGACGTCGGCGCTGAAAGTAGCGCAGGCGGTATGGGGCGATCCGATCAGGGCGATGCAGGCGCTGGACGACACCCAGAACGCCGTGTTCAAGAAGATCGGCGCGATCCGAAATCTCCCGATGTATTGGGACGAGCTGAAGACCGAAGAAGACACCAAGCGGTTCACCAATCTGGTGTTCAAGCTGACCAACCAGAAAGAGAAGGATCGCCTGACGCAGACCGCTGCGATGCGCGACGGCGGCTCATGGAACACGATGCTGGTCTGCGCCTCCAACGACAGCCTCATGCAGTTTGTAGTGCAGCAGTCGAAACAGACCACTGCCGGAATAAATCGCATATTTGAGTATGAAGTCCCTGCGGCGGTCGATAACACGGGTCAGATCGATCAAGCCGATGCTAGCCGAATTCTCGGCAGGCTCAACGACAATTACGGCCACGTCGGCGAGGAATATGCGGGTTACCTCGGAAGTAATCATGTTGCCATCGCAAAGGACGTTGAAGATTTCTACAAGTCTATCGGCAACGAGATCAACTCGTCAAACGAGGAACGCTACTGGCGCGTAATGTTGGCTTGTCTGATCAAGGGTGCCGAGTATGCCAACAAGCTTGGTTTCACCAATATCGGTGTTCCCAGCCTGAAAGCATTCCTGATCGGAGTGGTTGGCAATCTGCGCACCGAAAAGGGCATCTCTCCGGTTGATCTGGAGCAAGTGATAAACGTCTCCAATGCGCTGGAGCAATTCCTTAGCGACCATCGCTTCCGGCATACGCTGTACACCAACAAGATCCACCGCAAGAAAGGTAGGCCGGTGCCGGGTGATATCGAGATCAAGCGCGACATAGCCCGGCTGGAGAAAGTCCGCGTCCATGTCGCCTTGGACGACAGGGTACTGCATATCGACAAAAGCTATCTGCAGGAGTGGCTGATTAGGAACAAGCATCCCTGCG